GCCGATCAGGACACAGCTCACGGCTCTGGCTACGGCATACGTCGCGAACAACAACCTGACGAACATCCTCGACACGATAACCCTGAACTTCGTACAGAATAGCACCCTCACAGAGCGCGTGGATCTGTGCGACACCGTAACGATATATGTCGAGGCTCTCGGTATATCGGGCACGGCTAAGTGTGTCAGCGCAACGTGGGACGTACTCCATGACAGATACAGCTCGACCACTTTCGGCAACCCGAAGACGAACATAGCCGACACTATCGCCGTAACCCAGCAGGCGGCACAGGAAGCCGTCACTAAGTCCTTTATGGATATTGCTATCGGTCACGCGACGGAAGCAATCACGGGCAACCTCGGAGGCTATGTAGTTTTTCACGACTCGGACGGAGACGGAGAGCCTGACGAGATCCTCATAATGGACACGCCTGACATCACGACAGCGGTCAACGTCTGGCGGTGGAACTCTGGCGGACTCGGTTTTTCCCCGAACGGCTATGCAGGACCGTATAACGCGGTCGCTATCGATATGCAGGGGCGCATAGTTGCCGACGCGATAACGACAGGCACTTTGAACGCGGGACTTATCAAGGCGGGAATCCTGAGCGACTTCAACGGGAATAGCTCGATCAATATGATAACGGGCGAAGCGATCCTCTATGATATGAAGGCTAAATCCACCTTCACCCTTATAGATGAAAACGGGGTCGACAGGGCGTATATCTCATTTACTTCCGGAGACGGTACGACCATTCGAACGGTCAATTCTCTGCATGATGTCGTTGTGGCTATTGAGGCTATGCCCGACAATAACGGCTTTATCGGCATATCTGACAACGCACAGCACAGGATTATCTCCTTGCAAAAAGGTTCATACGGCGGTGAGATACTGCTTGACAGCCTAACAAACAAGCGACTGATTGAGCTGACAAATAACTCAAGCGGCGGATTAATTCAAGTTTATAATTCATCGGAAAAAAGGACCGCAGAAATAAATAACAACTCAAGCGGCGGATATGTCAATATTTATAATTCGGCGGAAAAACTTCGAGCAGGACTTAACTCAGACTCAAACGGCGGATTTTTGCATATTTACAATTCATCGGAAAAAAAGACCTTCACGCTCGAGAACGACGCAAACAAAAACGGTTTCTTTGACCTCAGTAGTTCATCCGGAAACGCAGGCGTGCAGATGACCATTGTCACGGCGGGCGGTCAGATTTCAGTTTGGAACGCGAACGCAAACCTAAACTGCTTGATAGGCTCCACGACGAACGGCGGAAACTTCACCGTTCGAAACCATTCAGGAACGTATAACTTCCTAGCCGACACGGACGCCTCGGGTTCTGGTCAGGTCTTTGTCTACGACTCGAACGGCTCGGGCAAGATACACCTGCAAGGTCAGACGGGAACTGTCACCTGTGTTTCTGTTGTTCAGACGTCTTCCAAGAAGGCGAAGAAGAATATCAAGCCGATTAAGGACTGGAAGAAGATCCTCGAACTCGAAGCAGTCACCTTCGACTATAAGGATAAACTTCTCGGGTCAGACCGGCGCGGTTTCATAGCTGAGGACGTTGCGGAAGTTCTCCCGAACTTAGTCGTTCCCGAGACAGAGAACGCAAGCGCGGCGATTGACTATATTCAGATGATCCCGTACCTGCAGGCGGTTATCAAAGATCAGGAGGCGCGAATACAAGCGCTTGAAGATAAGATTAAGAAATTGGAGGCAAAATAAATGGAACAGATCAAACTCAACTTAATACCTTCGGGCGTCATGCCTGTCTGTCATGCGTCTCAGTATGACGACAAGAGAAAGATCAGGCTCAACCTCTTTAACGGCTCGCAGGCTTTCCCGATCACGGCGACGATGTCCTTCGAACTCCAAGTAAGGAAGCCTGATGATACCGTAGTCACAGCGGCAGTTACAGGAACAGTCTCGAACACCTATATCGACATCGAGACAACAGAGCAGATGACCGCCGTCTTCGGTGACTGTCTCTGTCAGCTCCAGATCAAAGACTCGAACGACTCGAGCACGATCGGAACACTCAACTTCATCCTGCAGGTTGAACAGGACGTTCTTGCAAACGGTGATCCTTCACAGTCTGAAATTCATGACCTCGCCGCACAGATAGCGGCAGACCTCGGACCGTATATGTACTATGACTCAACAGGAACACTCACGGCAGGAAGTACGAGCCTTCAGATCTATTCGGACGCAAACCCTTCTTTTGACGCTTCGACTATCTCGTTCCTGTGGTTTACGGACACCTTCGGAGTAAACCCGACAAACATCACAGTCACGGACGTAAACGTCGGAGGAGATGACTTTGTTCTCTTTACCCTCACCTTCGAGGCTCAGGCTTCAGACGTTGAGGTCAAGGTCAGAGTTTACCCGAACAGTTAAGGCGGTGATCCTATGGCTACATACTTTAATTGCTCGAAAGAGTTTATCAAGGTCAAGGCAGACATGAACGAGGCGCTCAATACCGCCTACTCCACCACGGGGCAAGACTACCCTTCGAAAGACTGGGCGGATGATGTAAATCTTCTCGGTGCTTTGCCTTCCGGTATGACTCGGGCGCAGTACATGACTTTAATAAACGGAGGTGCATGACATGGCTTTTATCTTAAATGACGGCGCTGTCGTCCCCGCTTCCGTCTATTCGGCGATGAACACCGTGCTCAATAAGAAACTCGGAACTTCTCAGGTTTACCCGCCGAGAGACTGGGCGGCTATCGTTAGGGACTTAGTGCCCCTCCCGATCAAGTCCGCCTCAGGTTCAATCGCCCACTTTTCCGACGGCGCGGACACCGTCCCCCTCAAATCCCTCGCCTACACCCTCACCCCCACCCAAGCGGGAACGGGCGACCCGTCACCCTCAAACCCTCGACCGATAAACTCGGTGAGTTCGTTGGAGTTGGTGCATACGGGGGCGAACTTTTGGAATGAAAATTGGGAAGTCGGAACGATAAACGACACCACAGGACAACCTAACTCGTCAACAACGCAAATCCGTTCTGTTGATTTTTGCCCATGTAAGGGTGGATTAACCTACTACATCAAAGTTGGTTCTAATAACCCCATTCGTGTGTTTTGGTATGACGAAAACAAGACCTTTATATCACAGACAATAAACATTCAGAACTCGACGGCGACCGCACCCGACAACGCGCATTACCTCAAAATACGAGGTACGAACGCATACGGCACGACATATCAAGACGATATATCAATAAACTACCCGTCAACAAATACTAGTTATCACGCACACGTTACCTCCGCCACCCACACCGTCAACCTCGGCGGGGTCTACGGCGGAACGGGGAACGAGGCGGGGGAGTTTGAGAACGGGTTTACGGTCATTGACCTTGCAGATTTGACATGGACGACGAGCGGGAATCGTGCGTATTGTTCCGACCTTGTAAATGTCATTAAAAAACCGACCTCACCAAGTGAGGCGCAAAAATCAATCGCGGAGCAAATAAAAATCGTGAATTACGGTGCTAGTTTGCAAGCTAATCAAATGACAGTATATTCGGACGGACGTTTGATCGCTTATTACAACGGAGCAACACCCGAGGGCGATTTTTGTTACGAACTCGCCACCCCCACCACCATGGCGGTTGACCCCGTCGCGATTAGTTCGAGGTTAGGGGAAAATAATATTTTTGCGGATGTGGGGGGTTCGAACATAGAAGTAGAGTATTACGCAGACCCTACACTATCAACACAATAAAGGAGGTAACTGAAAATGAAATTCGATTGGAAAAGGAAACTCACATCAAGGAAGTTGTGGCTCTCGGTAGCCGCTTTCGTCACTATGCTCATAATCTTCTTTACAGGAGACAACGGAAAAGCCGAGCAGGTTGCCTCGCTTATAATGGCGGGTGCTACCGTTATCGGCTATGTATTAGCCGAGGGACTTGCCGACGGCGGACATAGTGGCGGAGGTGCTGAATGAGTGACACGATCATAGTTGCTTTATTATCAGCACTGGGAACAGGAGCGGGCGCGATAGTGTCCGCTTTCGTTTCCAATAAGGTAATGGCGGTAAAAATGGAAGTAGTACAGCGGGACGTCACGGAGCTCAAGGAAGAAACTCGGAGGCATAATCAGGTCATCGAGAGGACTTATAAGCTCGAGGAACGGACATCTATACTCGAGACCAGAGTCGAAGGCTTGGAGGGCAAGAAGAAATGAAAGTGAAAGTTGAGACCCTTAAAGTGGGCGATATTCTTCTGGCTCACAATACCAAGAGAAAGCACGCCGCTATTTACTACAAGGACGGCAAGGTCATTCACGCCTCGATTGGGGAGAAGGGGACAACAGGAAACCGCCCAGGCGATCAGACAGGGCGCGAGATTTGTGTCGCGGCTCTGTCGGGCGAGTGGGACTATGTTCTTAGGTGTCCTGATCCCGAGAAGGCTCTGCAGGCGGTCGAGAGAGCACTTGCGATAGCACAGGATGACTCACACGGCTACGATCAAGTAAACAGATACGGCGATCCTGACTATGATTGCAGCTCGCTGGTGTTCGCCATATATGCCGCGCTTGGCTATCCTGTCAAAAAGTATGGATCTTGGACAGGGGACTTGAAGCAGGCTTTTGAACGATGTGGATTTACGGAGGTTAAACAGGTGGTTTATTGTAATGTTGAACTGATAGAAGTATATCCGGGAGATCACGGCACGGTCGTTAAGACTATGCAGGCGCTTCTGAAGCTCCGCGGATATGATCCGGGAGAGATCGACGGGTCGAACGGACCGAAGACACAGGCGGCTCTTGACCGCTTCCAGAGAGCCTACAAACTGACCCCTTACGATAAAGTTTGCGGGCGCGGTACATGGAAGGCGCTCATTCTTTGATATTCAGCGGCGCGGCGCTCGACAGTTATCTGACACTCATAATTCATATCTCCTTCATATTTTTACAACCCTTCGGACCACTCGACCGCGCTCGGGTGGTCTTTTTTATTGCGATTTTTTCTTTTCAGATCCCGAGAAGTAAATCGAGAAGTAAATTGCACCCGATTTTTTCGTTATCATATGATAATGAATTGTGAACTCAAACCCGAAAAAGCCTGTAAAATAGGCGTTTTGTTCACATTTCGTTATAAATTTATAATGAAGTCCGTGGGTTCGAATCCCACGGTACCGATCCGGAAGATCTGACAAGCAATTCAACAAGCAATTTTGTATCAAAAACTATAGTTCAGAACTTTACTATAATTTTACTCAAGAACCCCAAAACGCCTGTAAACAGGGCACTTATAGTTAAAAACTTAACTATAACTTTACTCAAGTTATAGGGTTCGATTCCTGTTGGGGGTGCCATTGAAAGCCTTTGAAACAGCGATGTTTCGGAGGCTCTTACTTTTCCGACAAGCAATTCAACAAGCAATTCTGACAGAAAAGCAAAAAAAGACCCCGGGGACGCATCCGCGGGGCCGCTGTCTTACCTCTAAGACAGAACAATAATGAACACTTATATTATCTCACTCTGCTGCTGCTTTGTACAGAGGAGTGACAGCAAGGCGTTCAGCTGCTTCGTGTGCTTCTGAACTTATCCGGTGCTTGCCATAAAGATCATGGCCGTCTGTGGCTTCAGAGTGGCCAAAGATCGACTTGATGACGCGATCAGGAAGATAACTCTCTACATGTGTATAGAAAGTGTGTCTGAGGCTGTACGGTGTCACCTTGGGGATGTTATGCCTCCGAACCAGTGCAGCGAGATTATCTCTCATATTATCCTGGCTCGGCTTGCCTCCGATCTTGTTACAGAATAACCATTTAGATTGGAGTTTCTTCGTCACGGCCAGCTGGTCCTCTATTAATGTGCGCGCTTCTTCCGGGAGCTCGATGCAGCGGATCGCGTTCTTGTTCTTTCCTTTGGTCTCTATGCCCCGGGCATTGATCGAGCGCCTTATAAACAGGACACCGTTCTTGTAATCATCCCGCTGCAGGCCGAGGACCTCGCCCGGTCTTAATCCTGTCAGAATCTGGAGCAGGATAGCGCGTTCATACCATAATCCCTGTCTCTCCCGGAACATCTTCTTTATATCTGACAGCTGTAAGATGTCTTTGCCGATCCTGGGCGCTCCCTGAGGTATATAGAGAGCCTCTGAGGGGTTCCGATCAATATATTCATGCAGCAGGGACCACTTGCAGAATGATATTATTACTCCCCTGATATTGGTCAGGTATTTCTTGGATAATTGCTTGACGTTCTTTTTATGCGGTCTAGCTTCGTTTATGACGGCTTGCCAGTCTGATATGTGGATTTTATCAAGTGGAACATTCGAAAGCCTAGGGAGTATATACAGGCGTGAAATTGAACGTATCTGTTGAATCTGTTCATTATCGCCGTGTTTTTTCATGTAGTCTTCAATATATAATTCGAAAGCATCGCCGAGCTTGATGCTCTGACGCATGCCTTTATCAAGCCACGCCTCAGCCCGGGAGATGACTTCCTTTTTTCCTTCCGATCTTGGGACCTGTGAAGTAAACTGCTTCCTTTTCCCGTCGATCTGGACCGATAAGACCCAGCGCCCGAGGTTACTGTTCCATTTAGGTTTTGGCAGCTGTCTACTTATCATTCTGGAATCCTTTCAATAATTCAGCATACTGGAGTAATGCCTCTCGATGATTCTCCGGGAGATCGTTAACGATTTCGACCAATCTCTGACCCTTAGGATCTGAAATAACCAGGTCCATTGGTACATCCCTGTCAAATAGATAATCAATAGACACGCTTAGAGCAAGAGCCAGAGAAATGAGAGCTCCGGAATTAGGATCAACTATGTCCTGCTCCCACTTTTTAATAGTTCCAAGTGATACGCCGATGATCTTCGCAAGCTCCGCCTGCGTGTAACCTCTCTTTTTTCGCACTTCTTTTAATCTTTTTCCAATCATTTTGAAGTCTCCTTTGTTTCACCCTTATTATAAGGCGCTTTGTTACAAAAGTCTAACATTTTACTCTTTTGAGGAAAAAAAGGTTGCATAGTGAGAAATTTATGGTACTATAAGAGACAAGAAGGGCGAAAGAAAGTAGTCCTCAAAAAAGTAAAGGAGGTGCAGAATGGCGAACAATATCACCGCTGAACGCGGTCGAATTGGAATTACTCAGCAAGACCTCGCTGATGAATTAGGTGTTTCGATGAAGACAATCAGGGTCTGGGAGACAAACATAGGCGTTTGCAAAGCCTCCTACATTTTGGCGATATGCCGCTATTTTGGTGTATCAGCTGATTATCTTCTCGGATTAAGCGAAGAAAGAGGTGTCAGAGATGCGATCAGGAACATATGACACATTCCCGCTGCTAAGAAGATCCTACGAGTCGGCGGATCAGATCGGGCAGATCATCAACCGGAGCAGGGTCGCAGTTTTGGGAAAACTTCGAGAAGGAGCCTTTACCCAGAAAGAAAAGGAACTGATCGCCAAGGACCTCATTGATCGGGGACTTGAAGAAGATGTGAAGGACATTATTCAGAAGTATTTCGGAGGCTAACAATGACACAGGAAGAACTTGAGAAAAGAATAAGGTCGAAGATCCTCGAAGCCTTCGCCTTGCTCCTGGAATATGATCCCGGATGCACAGAGTTAAACATGGAGATCAAGAAGAACTCTATAAGCTCATACCTTATCAAATCCCACAATGACGCATATAAGCATGACGTGAAGCCGCTTTTACTGTTCAGCATGGCTGATAAAAAGGAACTCAAGTTCAAAAGTGTCGACATTGATGATCTGCTTTGTTCGGAGGCAATCATGTACGCCTATGACAAGGCAGCCAGAGAGATAAAAATCACGGCTCTGGAGTGCATCGGAAAAGAAGAAACAGATCTTCACAGAAATCAGCTGAAGCTCGTAAGGCTCACACTTGACACCCAGCGCGAAGCATTAAAGCAACAGATCAAGGAGGCATGCAGATGAACGCATTGACATTTTTGGCGGGGATCATCCTCTTCGGGCTCCTGATCGCGCAGCTGTATCGAGTCTATAAGGCTGACAAAGAATATCAGGACCTTCTTCAGAAGTATCTCAGAGAAAAGGAAGAACTGGAGAAGATCCGGAACCGCAAAAAGTAATATTGATAATTCTGCGCTCGTGTGGAGTTCCCGCTGATAAGTAGAACTTTACACTCACAACCTAAAAATTCAAACAAATACATCACGAGAAAAAGAAAGGAGTATCTGACCTTTTCGGGGACTCCTCAGGGGCGCAGATAGAAAGGACGGAACAGAATGAACAAAGTTACACAGATCGAGAAGATCGTCGACTACATTAATGAGCACGGATCTATCACAGACAACCAGGCTGTCAGGCGCTTAGGTATCGGAAGGCTTGCGAGCCGCATCTGGGACATGAAGCAGCTGGGTTATTCCATTGACAAGGAAACTATTAAAGTGCGCTGTCGTGACGACTCCGCCTCATATGTTGCGCGCTATTCCTGGGCCGAGAATGAGGAGGCTGCACAATGAACAACGCGGAGAGAATCGCCAGGGATATTTGTCTCTTATCAGGACAGTATGAGCGCCGTGAAATAGCAGCTGTTACCTTCGTGAGAAAGGTCAAGGAAATGGGTTTCTATGGCTGCAACGGGTGCATTTATAAAGGCTCCCGCTGTGCAGATAAGAGTTGCTTTGACGGTTCGGAGGCGTGGCTTACATCGGAGGCAGATAAAGTATGAACAAAGACAAATCCACAGCAATCATATACAGAGATTGGTCTTCGATCGTCTTAGGGCTCACTCCGGAAAAAGCGGGCGAGTTATTCCAGGGTCTTTTCAGAAGGTGGGCCGATGAGCCTGACGGTCTTGATCCGACATTGAAAGTCATACTTGACTACTTCGAAACCAAGATAGACGAGAACAACGCAAAGCACGAAGAGGCAAGTCAAAAGAGGGCTGAGGGAAGAAGAAAACAGGCAGAAGAGTTAAAAGCACTTAAAGACACTTCAAGTAACTTAAAGTCAATTAAAAAGACTTCAAAGAACTTAACCTCACTTAAAAGACCCGATACTGATACTGATACTGATACTGATACCGTAACTGATACTGATACTGTAACTGTAGATACTAAAGAAAGTGAACCTAAAGGTTCACCAAAGAAAGGTGGCCTTTCTTTGGACCAATTCAATACCGTTATGGCAGAGTTTCCTGTTTTTGAAGAAAACAAGGATCTGCAGAAGTCTCTCATCAGTTATTTGCATATGAGAAAGAAGCGAAGCGGTACCTCAGCCGTGAAGACGGTCGACAGTTTGAGGAAGCTCATCAACAAGGCGATCAAGCTCGGCCAGGGAGATCCTCAGAACATGATCGAGATCTTCGACAACTCAACGGCTATGTCCTATCAAGGTCTCTTTATTCCGGACGAACAGAAGGCAAAACAGAGGGAGAAGTCAGTCACAGACATAATAAACAGCTTTGGAATGGAGGAGGATGAAGCAAGTGGCAGATAAGAAGACAATAGTCCAGGCATTTAATAAGCTCCTGATCCGCTTCCCGACATACATGGAGAAGAACAAGGACAAACTCCAGAGCACGATGAATATGTGGGTGGCTGCTTTCAAAGAAACTCCTGACGACGTCCTTCTCAAAGCCACAGAGATGATTATCGAAAGCGATCAGGCGTATTTTCCGAATACTGCCGAAGTCGAGGAGAAGGTCAGGAGGGCGGTCCTGATAAACAATCAGAAGATCGCGACATATCAGGCAAAGCTCGGGCTCTACTTAGGATATACGGCCGCGACACCGGAAGAGATTGACGCCTGGGTTGACCTACACAGAGCTATTCACACAGAAAGAGGCTGGACGACCAAGGACTTCAAGGAAACAGTCCAGTTAATGAAGGATCAGCTGAATGAAGCGATCAGGGAACTGCCGGAGGCATATAGAAAAGCAAACAGAATTACGGAGGTTTAAAAATGGAATTTTACAAGGATCTACCTTATCAGGTAAATGGAAAAATCGTGATGATACCGCGCGGCTGCCTGGAGCCTCACCCGGATAATCCGAGGAAGGACCTCGGGGACCTTACGGAGCTCCGCGAATCGATCAAGGCGAACGGGATTATGCAGAACTTGACTGTTGTCCCGGTCAATAAGGACTGGACGAAGTTCCGCATCCTGATAGGCCACAGAAGATTCGCAGCTTCTGAGGGCGTTATTGACACACTTCCATGCGCTATCGCTTCAGACATAGATCAGAAGGAGCAGGTCAGCATAATGCTCTGTGAGAACATTCAGCGCTCAGACCTCACCTATATCGAGCAGGCTCACGGCTTCCAGATGATGCTAGACCTCGGCGACGAGATCAAGGACATATCCAACAAGACAGGTTTTTCAACACAGACGATTAAGCACCGTCTGGCTATCGCAGAACTTCCTGAGGATCTTATCAAAGAAGTCAGTGAAAATAACAACTGGCAGCTCACCATGAACGACTTCATCGAACTCGAGAAGGTCGAGGATCTGGAAGAACGCCAGAAGATCCTTGAAGACTCCGTTTGTTCTGAAGACCTTTTTGATAATGTCGCCCAGTATATCAGAGAAGCAACCTGCAACAAAAACTATGAAAAGCTCGTTGAGTTGTTTAATGAACTCGGGTTCCAAGAGTCAAGAGACATGACTATGGCATGGAGCGGCAAATATAAACGTCTTGTTGAGGGAGGTTTTAACCTTGAAGGCTTTGGTCCTGACTTTAAGAGGATCAAGGAACTCGCAGCAAAGACCAGCGAGAAAGTTATGTATTATAGAACATACTTCACGACGGTGTACCTGGCTGTTGAGATAAAAGACAAGCCTGAGAAAAAAGAAAAGACTCCGGAGGATCTTGAAAGAGAGCGCAAGCAGGCCAATATGAAAAAGGTCGAGGTTATGAGGGCGCAACTCTGTGACGAATATTTCAGCTGCATCAACAGGATCGACAACAAGGAACTCATCAAGACGAAGGAAAGAGACCAGCTGGATCTCATAAAGAACCTTTTTGAACTTATCGAAAGAGGAGAGGACGGAATCGTCTCGAACTTCAATTACGGGAACTATGTCGGCAAAGAAAAGGATCTGAAGGATCTGACAAACATCTATAAGGGTCTTCCTCTTGCTAAGCGCTTAATGTTCCAGGTATGGCATAGTCTCGCGGATCAATACAGGCACAAGCTGACAGAGTGGAACTATACAGCTAATACAGACGCCCTAAATCTTCACCGTGATTTCATCGATAACGTTCTTTATCACTTCGGTCTGAGGCTTGAGGATGAACTGGATGATCTTCTCTGGGGTGAGTCAGAACTGTTTGAGCCTGATGTTCCGGATGAAGAAGACTATGAGGATGAAGAAGACTATGAGGACGAAGAAGAGGAGGAAGAAGCAGATGAGTAAGTTCGAGACTATGATGACGATATTATTCGCTATTCACTTATTTTTAGAGCTCGGAATTATCGGAGCGCTGAACAACAGGAACGGGGGCGGGAAATGAAAAACAAGTGCTTTAGAGGCAGATGTCCTTACACAGATAAAGTTTGTAAGATTTGGCTTTGCCGTCTTTGCCGAATCGAACGCCGCGAACGTGAATACGCGAAAAGTAATGAAATTACATTGATCGGAGGCAATCATGGCAGTAATAAATGATAGAAATAAGCCGGCCAGACAATTCACTCTTGGCGAGTCGGCAGAGTTCAAAGAGATCCGCGCCGTGGTCAGGGCACTATATGAGAACGTCGTGGAAGGCAAGCCGTTCACGGATGAATCGAAGGAA